TAGGTAATGATAGAATCGTTGTTAGTGCTCCTTTTAATAGTGATGGAGCAGCATACGTCTATGACTTAGATGGAACTCAACTAGCGAAAATAACTGATTCTGATGCTGTAAATGGTGAATCCTTTGGAAGATCAGTAGCAATAGGTAACGGTAGAATCGTTGTTGGTTCTGATGGTGACGCTGATAATGGATCTTATTCTGGATCAGCATACATTTACCCAATACAATCATCCTGGTTAGATCAATCTGGTAAAGGTAATAATGGTGTAGTGGATGGTGCCACCCACAACGCCGCTGGATACTGGGATTTTGATGGGGTGGATGATAGAATTGTAATTAGTAGAGATGATTTCACTACTGCTCTAAACATTGGTTTCTCTATAGAAACATGGTTCAAGGTTGATACTACACCATCATTACCAACATCAAGAGGATACATATGGGATCAAACTCCATCAGCAAATGGTGCTTCATTTAGGATCGGACAAGATTTAAGATTGACTACATTTGCTTATCCTTCTGGGGGCGGGGGTGTTATTCTCATTGCCACTCCAGTAGCATATGGGGGAGTTGTTACTGGTAAGTGGTATCATGCCGTGACTGTGATTGATACGAATAGCATAACTCTATATGTTGATGGAGAATACCAAGGACTATCTACTGGCACTATGTCAGCTGTTGCCAGTTCAGGAAATACAGATTTCTTTATCGGTAGTAATGCTGAAGTAGATGAATTTTTTGACGGTCAGATTGGCGAGTTTCGTATCTATCCAAGAGCACTAACAGCAGCACAAGTATTCCAAAACTACAACGCCACCAAGAGTAAGTATATCAACGAAGCACCTGACATAGCACCTAAGATTGGTCCTGGTATTGTATATGATAGCAACTTGCTATTGAACTATGACTTTGGAAACAGAGCGACTTATGATAGTTTTGCTAATACATATTATACCCCCAATATTATTAGTTCAGAAATTAAAATAACAGCATCTGATGGTGCTGCTGGTGATTCTTTTGGAGAACCAGTAGCAGTAGGATCTGGTAGAATTGTTGTTGGTGCTCCAGGTGATGATGATGATGGAACTAATACTGGTTCAGCATACGTTTTTGACTTTGATGGAAATCAATTAGCAAAGATCACTGGTTCTGATGCTACTACTGATTATGATAATTTTGGATCCTCAGTAGCAGTAGGAAACAATAAAATTGTTGTTGGTTGTGCTGCTCGTAACTCCAATACTGGAGCCATATACATCTATGACTTAGATGGAACTAACGAAGTTATTGTTACTGCTTCTGATGCTGCTGCTGGCGATCTTTTTGGATGCTCAGTAGCAGTAGGATCTGATAAAATTGTTGTTGGTGCTCGGTTTGATAATGATAATAATCAATTTAGTTCTGGATCAGTATACATCTATGACTTAGATGGAACTAATGAGGTTAAGATAACTGCGTCTGATCCTGGGTTGACTGATTATTTTGGAGATTCAGTCGCAGTAGGATCTGATAGAATTGTCGTTGGTGCTTATGCTGATGATGATACTGGAGGATTTGATTTTGGATCAGCATATATCTTTGACCTTGATGGAAATCAATTAGCAAAAATAACTGCTTCTGATGGTGCTGTTGGTGATAATTTTGGGTGGTCAGTAGCAGTAGGAAACAATAAAATCGTTGTTGGTGCTTGGCGTGATGATGATAACGGATCTGATTCTGGATCAGCATACATTTATGACTTAGATGGTTCAAATGAGATTAAGATAACTGCTTCTGATGGTGCCGCTGGTGATAATTTTGGATACTCAGTAGCAGTAGGATCTGATAGAATTGTCGTTGGTGCTCGGCATGATGCTGATAGGGGAGATTTTGCTGGAGCAGCATACATCTTTGACCTTGATGGAAACCAGTTGTCTAAAATCACTGCTACTGATACTGCTGCTGTTGATCGGTTTGCAAACCGATTAGCAGTGGGTGATGATAAACTCGTTATTGGTGCTTTTGCTGATGATGATAATGGAAATGATTCTGGTTCAGCATACGTATATTCTCTTAAACTACCACTACCAACCACAGTAAAGAACCTCTCAAGTTCTTCTTATACTGGCACGATCAACGGAGCTACTTTCAATAGTGCTGGATACTTTGAGACCACTGCCGATGCTTGGATTGGTGCTGGATCTGTTGCCACAGGAACATCGGACATGACTATAGAGCAGTGGGTAAGAGCTAATAGTTTTCCAGTTACATTTCATGCTACATTCTATTCACAAAGTTCTAATGTTAGTGGATTTTATGGAGTTGGATATGGAGCTGAAACAAGTGGGTGGTTCTTTGGCGATTACAATGGATCTGTTAGAAATGTTGCCACTTCTGGAACAACAGCATCAGTAAACACATGGTATCATTTCGTTGCTAGAAGATCTAGTGGTAATCTTACAGTCCATATTAATGGAGTTGATGTAACTTCGACTAGTGCTAGCACATCAATATCATTCACTGCTGCTGATCCTAGAATAGGAAACAACCCAGCAGCACCAGTAGGTGAATACTGGGATGGAGATATAGCAGAGACAAGAATTTATAATCGTGCTTTATCATCAACAGAAATCTCCCAAAACTTCAATGCTACCCGTGCTAAGTATGGCGTCTAACTAAATAGATAAAGCAAAGAATATCTATTAGAGGGCAGTCCGTAATGGCAAGGAAGACAATCCTGAGTAACTATTATCTCTTTGATGCGTCTGAGAGAGAAGTTGTAATTCCTGGTGGTGTTCAGAAAGAAGCATTGGTTCTGATCACTAACGTTACAGATAACAAAATTATCTATAACTTCTCTGATCCAGAGTTGACCTCTACTGAGTATCATATCTCAACTGATATTAGAAACGTCACTACAACTAGAGTTAAGTTGGCATATGATACTACATCTATGTCGGACACTGATAAACTTCAGATTATTGTTGACGATTTTGAAGAAACTTATCAACCAGCAGAGACATATCATGACTCTGTAAACAAGATGAGAATGTCTGCACCACAGTCGCAGATTGATACTGACTTTGAATACTCTACTCAGGACACCAAGTGGGAAGCACTGTCTCTTCTTAACAATAATCCCTTTGCTTACAAGAGTGCTACAAGTCTGAATGTTTCTGACATGACTGTCACCACAGACAGTAGAGAAGTTCTGGTTTCATGTAACCCACCTCCAGGTGCTGGTACAGCAATCTTTATTCAGGATAGTTTGTTCCCTGCAGCAAACGGTGTGTTTATTGTTGACGATGCAAACACAGGTCAAAATACATTCACATACACTGCTAAGTATGCTTGGACCCAAGGCGGCGGTACTATCTATGACGGTGCTAGAACTAATGTATACAGTGGTATTCATTATACTGGATCTGAATTAGGTGGAGTAATTACTGTTACCACTGCATCTGATAACAGAGTGATTGTTACTTGCACCAATGCTCATGGTCTTGAAGTTGGTAATGAGTTTGCTATTGCTGGTATCAGTGGTCAAAACATGAATGGATCTTGGACAGTTTCTCGTGTTAACTCGCCAGTTCAATTTACATATGTAACAACACTTGCGCCTAGTGGATCAACTGGTGGTACTATTAAACTTTATCCAAGACCTCAAGGTAATTCTATTCACAGAGCATTTGATGGTGGTGTTAAGTTCTCTACAAATACCCACTCTAAGAACCAATCAGCAATTAGACAGACTAAGCGTTACTTCCGTTATCAGTCTGGTAAAGGTGTAGCATTCTCCACTGGTTCTATTTTGGAACCAGCAATTGAGAACGTTGATAGTCTCACTGCATCTGGCAATACTATTACAGTTGTATGTGCAGTCGCACACAACGTTACTGTTGGATCTGAAGTTGATGTTCGTGGTGTCGATGATAACAATTACAATGGAACTTATGTTGTAACTGAAGTCATTGATGCTTACACATTTAAGTACAATTCAAATAATGCTCCAACTGATGCTGTTGCTTCTGGAGCATATACTGTAACGCCAGTCAATCTTTATGGAACAAACCTAGAGATTGGTATGATGGACCAACAGAATGGATTGTTCTTTAGATCTTCTGCTGGTGAACTATCTCTTGTTCGTAGAACATCCACTTTCCAGTTGTCTGGTAGAGTTACAGTAACTGCAGGAAGCACGCTTGTTTCTAGTTACACTTCTGTTAATGGACAAACAACTAAGTTCTCCAAGCAGTTGAAGCCTGGTGATTATATTGTTCTCCGTGGTTCTTCCTACCGTGTTGATGGTATTATTTCTGATACGCAGATTGTTATCTTCCCTGATTATCGTGGACCCACTGCATCTAACGTTCCAGTAACTAAAACAGTAGAAACAGAATGGAAACAGTCTGACTGGAACATTGATAGAATGGATGGATCTGGTAAGTCTGGTTACACCATTGATAAAACCAAGATGCAGATGTTCTACATGGACTACTCTTGGTATGGTGCTGGTTTTGTTCGCTGGGGATTCCGTGCTCAAAACGGTAACGTAATCTATGCACATAAGATTCCTAACAACAACCAGAACACTGAAGCATACATGAGATCTGGTAACCTACCAGCTCGTTATGAAGTTAATACTGTTGCTCCATCAACAGTTGCTACAAAGACTTTCTTAAACTCTGATGCTGTCTTGTATGTTGAAAACATTGCTAAGTTTCCAAGCACTGGTACGTTGAGAGTTAAGCAAGTTAGTGGTGCAACTGCTGGTGTCTATGAGTACATTAATTACACCAGCGTTGTTAAATTTGAGCAAGATGTATTGAATACTACTGCTGGTAATAATCAAATTGAGGTAGCAAGTACCACAAACCTTGCACCAGGTGGTGTCCAACCTATTATTTTTGATACTCCATTTTCTAACGTTGTAGCAAATAAAGTTTACTATGTAGCATCTGTTCCTTCCAGCACAGCATTTACTATTACTGATACTGCTGGCAGTTCTACTCCTATTGCATTGACAACTCAGACTGGTTCTGCTCTATCGCCACTAACTCGTGCAACATCTGGTTACTTTAGTGGTATTACTAGAGAGCAATCTGGATCTACTGGAAGATCTTTAACCATGGCTAATGGCAGTGCTATCGGAACTATCGATAGTGCAACTAATATTCAAGTTGGACAGAGAGTATATGGATCTGGTATTCCCGCAGATACATATGTTGCTTCTCTATCTGGAACTAGTATCACATTAAGTAACGCAGTTACTAGTGCTAATCCATCTGGTCTATACTTCCCTCCGTTGGGAAGTAATGAAGCAGCAAATACGTTTACTTACAGTGCAACCCAACCTATTGGTGTTGAATTACTCAATGCAACTGCAGTACCATCTATTTCACACTGGGGTTCTTCCGTTATTATGGAAGGAATGTATGATGATGACCGAGCATATGTTTATACCGTTGGTACTAAGCAGCAGCGTGGTATTGCTACTGGACAAACCAGAGCAATTCTTGCTCTTCGCCTAGCACCTTCTGTTGACAATGGTATTACTGGAAACTTTGCTACGAGAGAATTGATTAATAGAATGCAGTTGGTTCTTCGTCAGGTTGACATCTCTGCTACTGGTAAATTCTTCGTTGAATTGGTGTTGAATCCTGTTCCCGATCAAAATGAAACATGGTTGAACGTGGGTGGTACATCTCTGGCACAGTATTCTATTCTAGATACCAACACTGATTTGATTGGTGGGGAAGTTATCTTTGGATTCTATGCTGATAATGATGTTAAGTCTTATGACCTTAGCGCAGTTAAAGAAATCTCTAACTCCATTTTAGGTGGTGGATCTAACGGATATAATACATCCTCTGCTCCAAGTCCAACTGGTATCTTCCCAGATGGTCCCGAGGTTCTTGCTGTTAGATGTACCAACATTGCTGGTGGATCTAGATCTATTGACGCACGTTTCTCTTGGACGGAGGCTCAGGCATAAATAGAGTTGCCTTACTCCTATACCTATGCTTGGCAACAAATCCAAAGCAAAGGTAGAAGAGAAAGACGACCAGCATGAAGATAAAAGTGAAGTCCTTGGTAATTTGGTGAAAGTTGTTGTACTTATTTGGTCTGCTTCTCTCCTAACCTTTAGTTACGTCAGACTTCCAAACGGTCAAAAGATTCTTGACTTTGATCCTACCTTTATTGCCTCGGTCTTCTCTGGATCGTTAGCTGCCTTTGGACTGTCTCCCGCTAAGAGTGGCGGTGCTGCTCCTGCCAAACCAGTAGCAAAGAAAGAACCAGAGGTTGTTTCCGCTATTGAACCTAAAGATGCAAAAACTA